ATGCAGGCTTTTGACGAACTGCTGCATGATCAGCGCGTCACCCGCTACAAAGAGAGTGACCGTCTTCAGGACGGTGATCGCCGCATCCTGCTCAGTTTCCTGAAACTGATGGATTTCAAAACCGGCCAACTCGATCCCAGCTATCAGGAACTGGCCGATCGCGCCGGCTGCCATCGCGCGACTGCGATCGAGGCGTGCAAGCGCTTCGCCAAGTGGTTGGGTCTGCGCTGGGTCCGACGCACGATCGTCGCAGAAACGGTCGGCCAGGCCGGGCCACAGCGTGAGCAGATCAGCAACGCTTTTTACTTCGATCTGAGTTCGGCGCCCAGGCGCGTCTGGACCACGTTCAAGGCGGCCCTGCGTCGGAAGGTCATCAAACGTCGCGGCAAGGCTCCAGAGGGCCTACAGGCCGCCCCCAAGCGGGCTGACGATCCTATCCTCATGTCCAGTTTGAATTCTTTGGGCAACGCCCTCGATCAGCGGGATAGCGCTAGTCGGGAGTCCCGACACTATCCAGGGGTAGGTATATAAAAGGGGCGGATGACTGCCTTCGGCAGACGTTGATTTGAGGGAACCACCACCACCGACGCCCTATGAGGCCATTGAACCTCTCCGACGCTCCGTCGGGGACCGGTGTCGCTTGCGCGCCACCGGGGGCTGCCCAGGGGGCGCCCAGGTCGAAATTCAGATGATGCCAATGTCGATGCGCCAGCGGCACTCTAGCTGCATCAGATTGCATCACAGGCAGGACGTGTCGGGGACGTATCCCGCCCAGGCCCTAGGCCGGTTTTCCGCTGCTATCGGTGGTGCATCAATTCCGACATAAAAAGCGCGCGGGCGAGGCGGGGGAGTAAGCGCGTTTTCCGGGGGTGCCGCCCGGCCCTGCCCCAAGGGGCGGGCCTGCGGGTCGCCGCGGCGGTTGGGGCGCCGCCGACCGGCCCGGCGACGGTGGCGAGGTGCGACATAATATTGCGCGCACTATAAACGGCGGCCCGCTTCGCGGTTATCCGGCAAACGTGGTTGATCGCCGCCGCTGACTGGCCGCGCCCATTGAGCAGTGATGCAGATCGCAAAAGGCCTGCAAGGTCATCGACCGCAGATCGCTGTCCCGAACCGCCCACCATGCATCCCAATCAAAGCGCAGGTCGAGGTCGGCGCGCAGTCGTTTGATGGTCGATACGCCAATTGGCAGGACAATGTCGCGCGGACGCTCGACCGACTGGAGATATTCGGCCAGTGCGGCGGTCATGATGACGCGGGGATTGCCGGGGCCGCTCATATCCACAGGCCAGCCAGATGCCAGGCTAAAACCGTGCAGTGTATCGCGATATTCGGCAACCAGCCAAGGTTGCCCTTGGAGATCATCGATCTGGCCTACAGCAAGGCTCTCGCGAGTGGGCCGCATCCTCAGTTGTCCTCGGCATCAAGCAGCGCTTGCGCTTTACGCTGGTCGAGCGTGCCGATAGATCCCGATGGATGCTGGATAACCAGCGCGCCCGAGGCGAGGCGCAGCAGTCGCCCAGCATCCTCGCCGCGTCGGATATAGCCCAGCGGCTCGGCACCTTGCGGCGTAACCCAGCGCAAAAGCCGGAGGGGCGTCCCCTCCGGCACGATGCGAGTGATCCTGTTGCGATGACGGCTCAAAACTGTGTGACCTCTTCACCGTCGATCCAGATTGAGCGGATCGAGGCGTCCTCGGATTTACGAAAAGCCTTGTAAACCGGGTTAGCGTGGACGGCCTCGATGATCGCTTGCACTAGGCCGTAGTTGTCGATGTCGGTCGCATCCGGCGTGACTTCAATGTCGGTCTTGGCGCTGTCGTTGAGGGTGACGGTATAGTTGGTCATGGTAGGCTCCCTACGTTTAGGCTCCTGATCCGGCGGAGCGCCCGTTCAACCGTTGGCTGATGTGGCCCCTTATATATTCATTTCGGGCCGTGTAAAGCGGAAAATGCATGTATCAACCACGTTTGCCGGATAACCAAGGGCGGCCCGCAGAGCGAACCGCCCTCTCTGCCTCTATCGATGGATCAGCGTGGAAGGTCGAAGTTGCTGACGATCAGTTCGGTGACCGGCTTGGCCTGTCCACCGATGGTATATGTGGTGGGGACGTCGCTCACCCGGAACCGAGAGAATGTTTCGCGCGCGCCATCGGTCGCGTTGATGGACAACAGGAACTTGCCCCTGATGCCGTCCAGCTGCTCGGCCAGCTGGGCAAAGTCATCGCGCGAAAACACGTCCTGGCCATAGTCCGTCTCGCATCCCCAATAGGGCGGATCGAGATAGAAGAGCGCGCCGGCATGATCGTAGCGCCGGATAAAGTCCCCATAGCCCAGCTGCTCGATGACGACACCGGCAAGTCGATCGTGGATCTCCGCCAGCATCGGCTCCAGCTTTGCGATGTTGAAACGGCCGCCGTTCCTGGCGTTGACGCCAAAGGCCCTGCCCTGCACCTTCCCGCCAAAGGCGAGCCGCTGAAGGTACAGGAACCTCGCGGCGCGTTGTAGATCCGTCAGCCGATCAGCCGGCAACGCCCGCAACCGATTGAACTCAGCCCGGCTCGACACCCGCCAGCGCAGCATGTCGATAAAATAGGGGTAATGCTCCTGGAGGATGCGGAAGAAGTTGGCGACATCGCCGCTGACGTCGTTGATCGCCTCTGCTCTGGGCCGCGCCTTGCGGCGCAGGAAGATGCCGCCCATTCCCACGAACGGCTCCGCATAGCTGTCATGGGGCACCTGGCCGATGATGGACACCAGGCGCGAAGCCAGATTGCGCTTGCCGCCAATATATCCGGCAGCAGGTGCGACGGGATTGATTTTTTCGAGTGACATGTAGGAAATTCGCTCACAGATGAACCACCGCCCTGGTGAGGGCGGGGCGGCCAGGGTGGCCGGTTGGTTGTGGCGAGATACATCCTCGTCGGTGGCCGCGTTGCAGCGCGGTCATCCCCGCTTTCGACGGCAGGCATGGCGCCTGCCCTCGATCAGCGTTGAAGTCAGGATCAGGCGGCCGCCGGCTGCCGGTCATCGAACTGGACCGCCTCGACGCCCAGTTCGTCATTCACCTCCAGAAACTTCGCCTGGATCGGTTCGATCTCCAGTTCGTGAAAGCCGTCGAGCGCGTCCGCCGGGCTGCCAAAGCCGCCGGCATTCTGCGGCACGATGCCGAGCAGCTGGGGCGGCACACGGTGCGCGGCCAGTACGTCATCGCGCGTCGTGTTCTTGATGCCCAGAAACTCATCCTTCGCCCCCACCTCGGCGATCGGCAGCAGCTTGATCCCGCCTTCCTTGCCGCTGGGCGCATGGACGAACAGATTGCGAAAATTGCCCGGCCCCTTCGATTTCTTAAGCGCATCGCGCATGGCGTCCACGTCGCCCTCGGCAAAGTCGCCGGTGGCGTAGAGGATATAGCCGGCATGACTGCCATTGAGATAATAGCGCCGCCGGAACAGGGTCGCGCTCTCATTAAGCAGCGCGGATTGCAGCGCGGATAGATATTCAGGGATGCCATAGATCTCCTGATTGACGTCGGGCGCCATGATCTGAAGCACGCTACCCGGCGCAAACTCGCTCTCATTGCCAAAGCCCGGCACCCACCAGAAGCTGCCCGGCTTCACGCCGCGCCGCGTATATTTGGCCAGGCTGTGATCCAGGCGCAGCAACCCGCCCAGGCGGTTCTGCCGCTGCTCGAAATAGGCATTGCCGAATACGAGATAGTCCTGCACCGCCGCCGTGAAGGCCTTGCGCGACAGGAGCGGCGTCGGCTTGAAGCTGGCCGCCAGGATGTTGCGCTTGAGGATGATGGCGCTGCTATGGTGCGGGCTGGCGCGGAAGGCCCGCGCCAGCCCGTCCAGCGGCAAAGGCGGCTCATACCATCGCTGATTGTGCCAGCACTCGACCATGTCCATCAACGTGGCCCGGTCCATCACCGGCTCGGGATCGCCAAAGGCAAAGGCCTCCACCCCTGCCTTATGGCTGCTGGCGACGATCGCCCTCTGCGCGGCGCTCTGCGCCTCCGCCCTGTTCATGCGGCGCGCGCGCTTGCTCATAGGATCTCCATCGTTGCTTTGGGGGCTGCTTTGCCGTCGAGCGGCTCATTCATCAGGACGTGCATGATGGCCCAGGCCAGATCGGCATGGCCATCGCCGCCACCGCGCCCTGCCTTGAAGGTGACGTTGCGGCCGCTGGTGGTCAGCGTCTTCTTGATGCTGATGAAGGACGAGACGATGTCGATCCAACCGGCCTCAAAGGCGATGCGGCCCCGGCGCACGACATTCTGCGCCTTCATCACCATGCCCGCCTTCACTTCCAGCGAATATTCGATCTTCACCACGCCCTTTTCGGTCTTGGCGAGCAGCTGGTAGACGCCGGCGCCAACGCCCGTGGCATCGACGCCGATATAGGTGCAGTTGTAGCGGGACAGCACGGCGCGGATGAATTCGGCCTGCTGTTCAAAGTCCAGGCCGCGCAGCTGATGCTTTTCAAGGATGCGGAACGTGCCGCCCTCGCGATCGGGCGGCGCCATGATGACCAGGGCGGCATTGTCGCCATCCTCGCTGTCCTGCGGATCATAGCCAGCCCACACCGCGCGGTTGCCGAACGGTCGCGCGGCCTCCGGATTGAAATCAACCCATTCGACCAGGCTGTCGCAGCCGCACCGGACCAGGTCATTGAAGCGGAAGGCCGACAGGCTGTCGTCCACGAAATCGCACAGGAACAGGTTGGCGAATTCGTCTTCGGCATATTCGTCTTCCAGTTCCTCGATATCGAACAGGTCGCATCCGCCCGCCTCGGCATCGCGGATGTTGACGATATGGCGCCAGACTCGATCCGGCCCGAGCGATCCGATCGCCAGCGCGGCATGGCTGACGTCGATTTCGATCCGATCGGCTTTCTTGCGCCGGCGGTTCCGGCGCTCGCCCGTCCAGTATGGATAGGCCGGATGCGCGACGGTCGATGGCGTCGAAAAATAGGTTTTGCGCCATTTCTTATGGGTCGCCATGCCCGAGGCGACCTTGTTCAGTTCCTCGAACGAATGGACCCAGAAGAATTCGTCAAAATAGAAATTGCCATGCCGGCCCTGGGCGGTGCGGAAATTGGTGCCCAGGAAATGCAGTTCGGCCGCCGCTTCCTCTGCGGGCCGCAGATCCGACGTGATCAGCATCGGATCGCCGGTCAGCGCCACGCCGACCAGCTTGGCGAAGCTGACGATATAGGATCGGAACTGGTGGGCCTGCGCCTTGGACGCGGACAGGAATATCTGGTTGCGGCCCGTCTCGATCGCGTCGATCAGCGCTTCGAACGCGAAATAATAGGTCGCGCCGATCTGGCGCGATTTTAGGATCATGCGGGTGCGCTGATCCTTGGCCTGCCACCAGCGGTGCTGATAATCATAAAGGCCGTCGAGGAAGATGCGCTTGAGTTCGGCCGCCTGTTCGGCCGTGAAATGGTTCTTCTTCGCCTTCTTGCGCGGCCCGGCGTTGCGATTGCCGACCTTGTCGTTGAGATCGCCGGCATGGCCGCCTGGCGCATCATGGCGGCGCACCCGTGCCAGGCTCTCGACCTGGCGCCGCAGCGCGTCCAGTTCGACATAGTCGGCGCTGGTCTTCTTCTCCTTGGCGATCAGCGTCAGGAGGCGTATTTCGAGGCCATCCTCGATCTTGCGGATCGATGGCGCATCGTCCCAGCGATCCCGCTGCTTCCACGCCTCGATCGTCGCGCGCGGGATCGGCCCGCCCTTGTCGTTGACGACGCCATGCAGCGCGAACTCGTCCGCGATCTGCGTCACGCCCCATCCGCGCCAATACAGGCTGCGCGCATGACGTCGCGGATCGAACTGCCACAGGACAGACGGCGCGCCGGGCTGGGGGGATTGCGTGGTCATCGCGGCGGACCATGCCGCGCGCATCGGCCGCTAGGCATCGGCCTCCATTTGTAGAGGCGGCCTCTACAAATGCCCCACCTTGAGCCGGCACCCCTTTGCGTCCCTTTCTGCGCTCAACAGGGCGCGCGCCCAGCAATTACGGGAACCGGGACCAACCATGGCCAAGAGCAAATATTTCCGCATCGCCGTCGCAGGCCCGACCATCGACGGGCGCGAGATCAAGCCGGAATGGCTGGAACAGATGGCCGCCAATTATGACCCGGCGACCTACACGGCGCGGATCAACTGCGAACATATCGCCGGCTACAGCCCTGATCGCCCGTTCAACGCCTATGGCTCGGTCCTTGGGCTGAAGACGGAACCGGTCGAACTGACGATCAACGGCGTGAAGTCGGCCAGCATCGGCCTGTACGCGCAGATCGACGCCAATGATCAGCTGGTCGCTATGGTCGGCCGCGATCAGAAGGTTTTCACCAGCTGCGAAGTGAACGACAATTTCCTGGGCAAGGGAGAGGCTTATCTCGTCGGTCTGGCTGCCACGGACTTTCCCGCTTCGATCGGCACCGAACGGCTGAAATTCGCCGCGATGGCGCGATCCAACCTGTTCTCGTCCGCTTGCGAAACCCAGATCGAGATTGACGCCGGACCGGCTGACAGTAGCGGCATCGCCGCCGCGATCGTGGCCGGCTTCTCCGCCCTGGCTGCCAAATTCACGCCTTCGGGCGAGAAGCCCAGGGAAGAACCCAGGACGCCGCCACCCGCGAACGACAACAGCTTCGATGTCGCGGCCTTCAGCACCGCGCTCGGCGAACAGGTCGCCGCCGCGATCAGGCCTTCGACCGACGCCATTGCCGCCCTCCAGGGCGAGTTTGCCGCGATCAAGGCGAAGCTGGAAACGACCGAAACGCCGGGCAGCTTCCATCGCCAGCCCGCGACCGGCGGCGGCGCCACGGTCCAGACCGACTGCTGATCCGCACCCCCATCCCGCCCGCTGCCCTTTCCGCCCAGGAGCATATCCATGCATCGTGATACCCGCCTCGCCTTCAATGCCTATCTGGCGCAGATCGCGCGCCTGAACGGCGTGCCCAATGCCACCGACAGCTTCTCGGTCACGCCGTCCGTGCAGCAGAAGATGATGGAGATCATCCAGAAATCGAGCGCCTTCCTCCAGAAGATCGCGTTCGAAACCGTCATCGCGCAGGAAGGCGACAAGGTCGGCGTCGGCGTCACCCGCCCGCTGGCTGGCCGCGTCAACACGCGCGGCGGCACGCGCCGCACGCCCACCGATCCGACCGATACCAGCGATGGCGGTCGCTATCGGTGCGAACAGACTTTCTACGACCATGCCATCGCCTGGGAACGCCTGGACGCCTGGCGCCACAAGCCCGAATTCCAGCAGCTGGTCCGCGACGTCATCCTCAAGCGCCAGGCGCTCGACCGTATCACCATCGGCTTCCACGGCACGTCCGTCGCCGCCGCCACCGATCTGGTCGCCAATCCGCGCCTCCAGGACGTCAACAAGGGCTGGCTGCACAAGATCCGCACCTATGCGCCCGCCCGCGTCCTGGACGACGGCGCGCTGTCGGGGGCCGGCAAGGCGATCTATGTCGCCGACACCACCGACGCGACCAAGCGCGACTATGTCAATCTGGACGCGCTGGTGAAGGATGCGAGCACCCTGCTCGATGACTGGCATCAGGACGCCGACGACCTGGTCGTCATGATCAGCCGCGACCTGGTCCATGACAAGTACATGCCGATCATCAACAAGGCCGGCGACACGCCCTCCGAGCAGCTGGCCCGCGACGTCATCCTGCGCGCCGCCAATCAGGTCGGCGGCTTCCCTGCCGAACGCGTGCCCGACTTCCCGACCTCGTCCATCCTCATCACCAGCTACAAGAATCTGGCGATCTACGAGCAGGAGGAATCGCGCCGCCGCTACCTCAAGGATGAGCCGGAACTGACGCAGATCGCCAATTATGAGAGCGTCAACGAGGCCTATGTGGTCGAGGATTACGGCAAGACCGTCCTCATCGAAAATATCGTCATGGGCCAGAAGCCGGCCTGATCGCCGGCGCAAGCCCCACCGCCAAACCGCCACGCCTGACAGGACACGCAAATGAGCCTCGCTCGTCGTCACCGGGATAAAATTCTCGCTGCCCAACATGCTGCGGCTGTCCTCGATTTCGTGGCGGCTGTCCCCGATGCCGCCCCTCTCCCGGCATCGGGGACCAACCTCTCCACCGCCGCCGATCGCGCCGCCGCCCAGATCGCGCTGCGCCTTACCCATGATCTGCGGCGCCTGAAGGAGATCAAGTCGATCGACCTCAAGATCGCGGCCAAGCGCGAAATGCTGCCCGAATATCGCGACTGGGTCGCTGGCCTGGTCGCGGCCGACGCGGGCGTGGGCACCGGCACCGCTGCCGAAGTGCTGCCCACCATCATGGTCTGGCTGATCGACACCGGCTCTTATGCCGACGCGCTCGACCTTGTCCCCTTCATGTTCGCCCATCGCGTCGCCATGCCGACGCGCTATCAGCGCGATGCCGCCACTATTGTGGTCGAGGAAATCGCGGACGCGGCGAACAAGGCGCAGGGCGCCGGCGCCTCCTTCCCGCTCGACATCCTCGATCGTGTCGCCGACCTCACCGAAGCGCATGATATCCATGACGAGGTGCGCGCCAAGCTGTTCAAGGCCATCGGCACCGAGGAACTGACGGTCGCCGAGGATATGGAAGCCGGGCCAGCGGCCCGCGCGCGCCTGACGGTCGCCCGCAACAGCCTGCGCGAGGCGCAGCGGCTCCACAGCCGCATCGGCGTCACCACCAAGCTGAAGAAGGCGGAAAAGCTGATCGCGGCGAACCTCGCTGCCTTCCCGCCCGAAGACGAACAACGCGGCGATGATGCCGCCTGACAAGCTCGCCCCCGGCGCTCAGGGGCGGATCGCGCAGAGCGGGAGGCCTTCGGGCCGCAGGGCCGCTCTCTGACCCGATCCCCACCCCTGTAAGCCGTCGCGAGGATCGGAGACAAAATGACCATCGCTCTCGCCATCTGGCTCATCTTCAAGACGATCGCGCTTTCGCTCGCAGCGCTGGTTTTTGCAGCCATCGCCATTTGCCTGCTGATCGGTGGCGGCTTGGCCGCACATGAAGATGTACGCCCTCGCTGGCTTCCTGCCACTCTGCTGGGCGTTGGCCTGGTCTTCGTTGGCGGCGGCATTCTCACCATGAACAAGCTGGCCCAGGTCATTCTGGCATGAGTTTCGTCGCCCGCCCGCCATCGTCGGAGATCGAAGCGCCGCCGGCGGCGGAAGCCATCGTCGCCAATGACGACTTCTTCCCTGACATCGACCCGGCCCATGTGCGCGATGTCGCGCGCATCCCGACCAGCATCACCGCGCCCCGCCTGCGCGGCGCGATCGTCGGCGCCATCATGACGGCCCGCAATGATCTGCTCGCCTTCGCCACCGCCTCGATCGCTGCCGGCCATGCGACCCTGGCGGCGATGCCGGCAGCGCAGATTGATGGCGCCAGCGTCCGCGTCCATGCCTATCAGCGCGCCATTGCCCTGTTCGCCAAGGCCGAACTGATCGAGCGCCATCGCGATTTCGACACGACTGCCGCCGGCGCCAACCAGGCGAGCGAACTGGAAGGTTCGGTCGAAGATCTGCGCCGCGATGCCCAGCATGCCATTCGCGACATCCTTGGCCGCACCCGCACCACAGTCGACCTGATCTGATGGCGGCGGCGCAGCGCCTGGTCGCCAAACAGGGTGATACGCTGGATGTGCTGATCTGGCGGGAGGCCGGCCTCGGCCCCAGCGAACTCACGCGCATTCTCGATGCCAATCCGGGCCTGGTCAATGATGGCGCCATATTGCCGCTCGGCACCCCCGTCATCATCCCAGCCACTTCATCCGCCGCCGATGCCGCCACCACGCGCGTCCGCCCCCTCATCCAGCTTTGGGACTGACATCCATGGATCTGCGCACCCTCATCCCCTCGGCCGCCGAAGTCGTCGCCTCGCTCACGCCCTCGCTGATCGGCTCAGCCGTCGCCCAGGCCTGGAAGCCGGCCCTGCCTTTCCGGCAGCGCTTCGTGCAGTGGATCGTCGGCTCCACCGTCAGCTATTATGCCACCATCGGCATCATCGCCGTGACGGGCTGGAATGGCTTCGTCGCCCAGTCGATTGCCTTTGCCATCGCCCTGATTGCCTTCGACGCCACGCCGCGCCTGATGCGCTCCGCCGCCGAAACCGCCGCCACGCTGCCGGCGCGCGTGATGGACCGCTATTTTCCGAAGAAGGACTAAGCCCCATGCAGCTATCGCCCAACTTCTCCCTGGCCGAATTCACCGCATCGGCCACGGCAATGGCCCAGCGTATCGACAACACGCCCAATGCCACGCAGATCGCGTCGATGAAGATGCTATGCAGCAAGGTGCTGGAGCCGCTGCGCGCGCAATTCGGTCGCCCTATCCATCTGTCCTCGGGCTTCCGCACCCCCCAATTATGTCTTGCGGTGGGATCTAGCGTGGACAGCCAGCATGCCAAGGGTGAAGCGGCGGATTTCGAAATCCCCGGCGTCGACAATGTCACCGTGGCCCGCTTCATCCGCGACCGCATGGCGTTCGACCAGCTTATCCTTGAAAATTATGTGCGCGGGCAGCCCAACAGCGGCTGGATACATGTCAGCTATCGCGACGGGCGCCTTCGCAAGGACGTGCTGACCTATTCGCGCCGCACCTATTTCAAGGGGCTGCTGGCATGACGTTCGGCCTCATCCATATCGCGATGGCGGGCGCGCTTGCCGCCTGCGCCGCCGGCATGGCCGGATATGTGCATGGGGTGGGCGTAGGCACCGCCCGGGAACAGGCTGCCCAGCATCATGCCGATCTGCAAGCCGACAAGGTGCGCCAGCAGCTGCAACGCCAGATCGATGCATCTGTCGAGCGCCATCAGATCACCGAACAAGCCCGCCAGACCAACGTCAGGGAAATCTACCATGAAAGCCAGAAAGTCATTGAGCGCCCGGTCTATCGCAATGTCTGCATTGATGCTGATGGCGTCGGCCTGCTCGACCGCGCAGCCGCCACGGCCAATGCCGACGATCTCTGGGGCGTTGCTGGCGACACCCGCCCGATTGCCGATCGTCCAGCGGACTGAGGACGGTGCCATGACCGGCGCGCAGTGCCAGGGCAGCCTGCTCGGCCTCTATGACGTCGCCGGCCAGATCCGCGCGACCCTCATCGAATTGCAGGACCAGCTACGCCTGGCTGAAGGGCGCTGACCCATGCGCAAGGCCGATAGCCTGCGGCGCTGGCTCACCGCCTATCTGCCCTACCTCAAGACGCATCCCGACCGGCTGCAAATCTATGTCGAGGGCGGCCGCATCGCCGCGCGCAAATCCCGCACCCTGTCCTTCGTCTATCGCTACACGCTCAAGGTCGGGATCTGGGAATATGCCGGCGACAGCGATCATATCATGGTGCCGATCCTCGCCTGGATCGAAAAGGAACAGCGCGAACTGCTGCGCCGCGATGATAGCGATCCGTTCGAATTCGAGGCGGAACTGCTCGACGGCGACGTGTCGGACATCCTCATTTCGATCGACCTGACCGAACCGGTGCTGGTCCTGCCCCGCCAGGACGGCAGCGGCTATGATATCGAGCATCCGCCCGAACCGGAATTTCCCGACACCTTCGCCGGCGCCACGGCCTCCTTCCAGCAGGCCTTTGCCAACGACGAACAAATCCTGTGACCGACGACCTGGCCGAACTGGAGCAGATCGCCGGCGCCCTCGTAAGAAGCCTGTCCTCGGCCGAGCGCCGTTCCCTCATGCGCCGCATGGCCCGCGACCTTGCCCTGTCGCAGCGCCAGCGCATCGCCGCGCAGAAACAGCCTGACGGCGCCAGCTTCACGCCCCGCAAGGCCAAACAAGCCCCAATCTCGGGCCGGGGTGCCACATGCTTCCTTTATCCCTCGGGCGGTGGCGGGGAGCCGCGCCGCGTCATCATGAAAAGCTTCACCTGGTCGACGGGCCGAATGATGACCGGCTTCGATATCGAGGCTGGCGCCATTCGCTCCTTCGAGTTCGACAAGGTCATCAAGTGGCTGCCCGTGCCCGAGGAATATCGCAATGCCGGCGGCGGTACGCTGCGCCGGCGCGGTGGGCTGCGCCGCAAGGCAATGTTCCGGCGCCTGGCGTCCGCCCGCTACCTGCGGTCGCAAGCAAATGACCAGGGCTTCTGGGTGGGTTTCTCGGGCAAGGCCGCTGCCGTCGCCAATGTCCATCACTACGGTCTGCGGGACAAGCCCTCGCTGCGGTCAAGGGCGGTGGCCTACCCTCAAAGACCGTTGATCGGATTGTCTGAATTCGACCGGATCAATATGATCGATATGCTGTATAGCATAATTCAAACTTAGATTAAAAATCGCGAATTTATCCATCCTCTTACAAATAATGAAAAACAACTATTCCAAATTCAATATTCTAAATGGTTAACATGAATTAAACCCACAACATCTTGGAACGCAGGTATATATTTTTAGTTGGATAGACATCGGGGGCACAAAGGAGGAAGCTATGACGCTCTATTCCAAAAGTGCAGTTCTGTCGGCGACGATCGCGATATTTGCCATTCCTTCGGTCGCCATGGCCGATGCAGCGCCGAAAATTCAGGTGGGCAACGGTGCCGCGATTACCGGCAGCAACAATAGTCTGCTGGGCGTGAGCGTGCTCGCGCCGGAGGCCAACCGCACACCGATCAGCGTCCGGCTGCTCGGAAGCGACAAGTTGCTGGGCGTTTCCCTGCGCTCGCCGGACTCCAAGGCGAAGACGCTCTATCTACAGATCGAGCCGTCTCTCGACACGAGGGCAAATCTCAATTTGCCGAAATAACGGGCACTGGGCGACGAATTTTCGTCGCCCTTCCCTCTTACTATTTCAAGAGTGAAAACATTGCGCGCCATTCAAAGTGCCGCAGGGCTGATCGCCTTAACCATTTGCGTCCCCGTTACCGGACAGGCATTGCACCGGGCGCCCCTAGGCGTCGACCAGGGTCGGATTGATCGTGCTGAACCCAGCACTAGAACCAGATCGACATTGCAAAAGGCCAAAAGTAAATCCGTCCCACCACTGGCCGCGCAAGCGTCTTTCACTATCAAAAAAATCTCGGTTCAGGGCGCAAATTCGCTCTCTAATGCAGCGGAGCTAATGAAGCGATTTATCGGCCAAGAGGCAAATGTTTCAAATCTGACAGCCGCCGCTACAGCTATCGCTGACGCTTACAAAAAAATGGATGTGGCTTTTTATACTGTCGAAATCACCGATGCAGATAGCGAAAACGGTCAAGTCATGGTTGGGGTAAAGGAATCTTACGTAACCGATATTGTGATTGAAGGAAGTGCATCTGCCGCATGGCAGCAGGCGGTTCGCAAAATTCTCGACCCTCTATTGCTTGAAGAGCCGTTGAGACGCTCCTCCTATGAACGCACGCTTGCCCTGGCCAGCGATATAGCCGGCCTTGATGTTAGTGCATCCATGCAGGCTTCAGACGTTCATGGCGGCATCGCGCTCCATCTGGACTTGAAAAGGTCCAAGGCCAGCGCGGCAATCGGCTTTCACAATTACGGTAACGATCTGCTTGGCGCTGATACGATAGAGGCTGCCGCGAGAGTGACCGGCTTGGCGACAGTGGGGGACGAGTTCAATCTATATTACTCATCTCCCACCAATTTCCATCGAAGCCTGTATGCGAGCGCGAGCTACGCAATCCCGCTGGACGGTGGTGGCACCACATTGCGCGTCAATGGCGGACTGCTCCGAACGCGCCTGCTGTACGATCTCCTGAAAGGATCTGCGGTACAGGGTGGCGCTGTCATCAGTCGGCCGTTGCTTCGTCGCTTTGGTCGTAGCCTTACGGCCTCTGCAGGTATCGACTTCATAAACCTTGAAAATGCGCTTTTAGGATACCGCCTTACAGACGATCGAACGCGCGCGGTAAGATCTTCTCTACATTATATGGAAGAAAGTGCGCGGCATCGACTTGATGCCGATGTCAGCCTGTCACTGGGCGTCGATGCTTTGTCAGCTAGAGGCATTGCTCCCCTTTCCCAACCAGAGTTCGCCAAGGTGAATGCGCGCGTCGACTACGCCCGCCAGATCGCCGCTCGAACATTGTTTCGCATGAAAGCCATTGGACAATTTTCGAGTGCCAGACTTCCTGCCGCCGAACAAATTGCCGTTGGCGGCTCAGATTTCCTCAGAGGCCTATCTGCCGGTCTGATCTCCGGCGATAAGGGCGTGGCAGCCAGCTTTGAGATAGCACAGCAACCCAAAATGCCGCGCGCGCTCGCTGGAACTGAATTCTATGCGTTCGCTGACCTTGCCGACGTGCGATACGCACAGCGAGGCCCTTTCGACGCATATACATATCGGACTTCATCTTTGGGTGCTGGCGCCCGCTTGCGGATAGCAAACCGCGCCAGCGTGGACATGAGCGGCGCGAAAGTCATTCGCTCACCTTATCTAGGCTTTACAGATACATGGCGGTTGGCTCTAACCGCTCGGATTGCGTTTGGGGGCTAGGTGGGAAACTTCCGCCTAAGGTTGCGCGTCATAAGGGAGGCGGACTGAAACGGGACATGAAGATAGATGTATTGGGATAATTCCATCATAGTTGCCTACTGGTCACGTTCGCAGCCAGTCAAAGCAAATTGGGGCGACAAGCTGACGCCGACGCTGATCTACGGCCTCACGGGTATGCCGGTCACGCATGTGAACAATATCCAGGGGTGGCAGGATCGGGCCGTCCATAGAATTATCGGCAGCGGCCTTGGTAACATAAAGCCAAATGATGTCGTTTGGGGCATGGGCTTTATCGACGGAACATCAGAAGTTCCTGCAAATGCTGGCCCGATTTACGCGGTGCGTGGGCCAAAATCTCGCCATCGCCTGCTGTCGGCAGGGGTGCAGTGTCCTGAGGTATATGGCGATCCTGCAATCTTATATCCGCTTGTATATGCGCCGAAAATCGAACAGGTCTATGATGTCGGAATAATTCAACATTGCCGAGAAATTGACGTAATTGAAGCACCTAAAGTACCAACGGGACTTAGCGTCCTTCATATTGATGTCAGAAGCGATATAAACGAATTTGTTGATAAAATATTATCTTGCAAACTAATAATTTCTAGTTCCCTTCATGGGATCATTTGTGCACATTCATATGGAATTCCGGCATACTGGATTAAGGCAAGTGATCTTCCGGTCGGCGATGACTTTAAGTTTCATGATTATTTTGCATCGATTGGCGTCAAAGACCTGAAGTCAATCGAGCTAGATGAGTCAGGCGTTTGCATCATCCCCGACGATCCAGTTTCAAACTGCAGTTCGCTGATCGATGCCGATATGTTGATCGATGCCTGTCCATTCTTGTCTGGCAGCCGCAAGCGGGAATTACAGCGTAAAAGAAGGAGAATGACGCGCGACGGCATGAAGGGAACGATTTTTCGTTGATTTTCTCGACTTGGCTCACGCGCGCGTAGATGATGCCGCTACGGTCTGCGGGATAAGCGCTCGCTGCGGTCACAGGCGATGGCCTACCCTGAGCGCCAACTGATCGGGGCGACCGATAGCGATCGAGAGGCCATGCTGGATCTGCTCAACCGCCATATCGAATTTTAGGGTGGCGGCCTTCGAAGAGTCGCCGCCCCCAAGCGGACGGTTCACTTCCGACCATTTTTTGCCATTCGTGCCAACTGCCAAGGTGCTTAAAAGCGGACAGATACTGATTGCGGGTCGCACAGATCAATTTATGCTTTTTGCATGAAGATCACATATGCCGACCTGATGCGAGCGTCACTCCGGTTGCTGCTGCTTCCTGCAATGCTCATTGCTGTGGGGGCGTTTATTACAGGCATCACGTTCGGCATTGCGCTATGGAATTGGCATGATCCGTGGCCGACAATTCTATGGCTTGGCCTTCTGGCCTTGCCCGTGATCATCTTATTAACGCTCAAACTATCGCGAGAATCGCATTCGGCACTGATATCGGGCTTCCTTGGGTGCTGGGGGTTTGTTGGTATCTACATATGGTCGATTGCGCATTGAGCAGTCTGACGGCGAGCGACCATTTTTGGTTACTCAGTCAGATCATTCTCATCTCTGAAACCTGCTATTCATCCAGATGGCCCGTTGGACGCTGAATGGCGAAATCTGGCGGGAAGCGGACATTTACTTCAAGGTGGTTCAGGGAAGCGCGTCGCCCTTTTCGGGTTTGGTCCACGGCATGTCGCGGGAAATCAGCATCAACCGGAACCCGCCATCTTCGCTGCCCTCAAACCAAACTTTGCCATTGTCCATGAAGCAGCCGCGCCATCCGGCATTGTGGACGCTCTGAGCACCTCTTCGACTTATCTCGCTCCACTCTTCAACCGTAATGCGCCCGGGAGTCACTGAACCCACGTCTTTCACATTGAAGTAGAGCGTGTGGCCTCGGCTGCTTCTTACGCCAAACGTCGTGCCTACAAATTTGTTGAAGCGTGTCTTTGGAGCGATTTTCGTTAGCTCTTGCCGAAGATCGGAGAAATAATGATCGACGGTTGCGACATCGGTTACCCCTCCGCAATAGACCGGCGTTTGTCCTGATGGTTCCTGCGCATGGGTGCTCGTAGCGGCGACCAAAATTAGACATGGAAAATACCGGCGAGGAATTGAGGGCATGAACAACATGTTAGCTCGTTTCCCAATGTCCGCAATGGGGCGATCGTTGCCGAACGATTTTTTCCGCGCATCGTCCGCTATCGCCGATCATCACTCCAAAAGCTGCCTGTCCGCACCCCACCCCTGTTCGCCATTTAGCAAACCGATTTCCGCGCAATCTGCGCAACAGCAGCCTGTTCGGTTTCGGGAAGCGCAAACGCGCGTAGTGCATTTGTAGAGGCCGCCTCTACAAATGCCGCCCATAGCGCGCACCGTGCGCCACGGCCGACATGGCGGCCATGGCCGATACCACCTTCACCGCTGTCGATCTTTCGCGCCTGCCTGCGCCCGACGTGGTCGAAGCCCTCGATTTCGATACGCTCTTTGCCGATGCCGTCGCGAAGATGAAGGCAGAGATGCCGACCTTCGCGGAGCGGGAAAGCGATCCCGCGACCAAGCTGCTGCGCGTCATTGCCTATATGGTCCAGCTGATCCGCCAGCGGATCAATGAAGCTGCCCGCGCCGTCATGGTCGCTTATGCGACCGGCGCGGATCTCGACAATCTGGGCGCCCTGTTCGGCGTCACCCGCTTCACCATCACGCCGGCGGACGAAGCGCTGGGCATCGCTGCCGTGATGGAAAGCGATACGGATTTCCGCCGACGCATGGTGCTGGCGCCCGAGGGCTATTCGGTCGCCGGCCCCGAGGGCGCCTATATCTTCCACGCCCTGTCGGCCGATCCCGATGTGCTGGATGCCAGCGCGACCACGCCAAAGCCCGACAGCATCCGCCAGCTGGTCCAGTCTGTGCTGCTCGCCCATGGCGCCTCGGCCGAACTGCGCACCGCCATGGCGGACGCGCTCAATGCCGCCGTGTGGCCGGGACAGGTCATCCTCTCGGTCCTGTCCCGCACTGGCAATGGCCTTGCGCCGGCGGACCTGGTCACCAAAGTCGAAGCCTATCTGTCGGATGAGACGCGCCGCCCGCTGACGGATTTCGTCACGGCGCAGTCGGCCACGATCGTCACCTATGCCGTCGTCGCCGCCATCACCACCTTTCGCGGCCCGGATGCCGCGCTTGTGCTGGCGACGGCGCGCACCCGGCTCGACGCCTATATTGCCGACAGCCATCGCCTCGGCCGCGACATCACCCGATCGGCCATCCTTGCCGCCCTCCATGTCGAAGGCGTGCAGAATGTCGCGCTGACCAGCCCAGCGGCCGACCTGGCTATCACGCGACAGCAGGCCGCCTGGTGCACCGGCATCACCATCACGCATCAGGGTGATGGCGAGTGACCTATCCCTCCATTTTGCCCCCCGGCTCCACGGCGCTGCAAAAGGCGCTGGAACAGACCGCCGCCGGCCTGCTCGATGTCGACGTGCCCCTGCGCGATCAATGGTCGCCCTCAAATTGCCCGCTGGAGGATCTGCCCTGGCTGGCCTGGGGCCTGTCGGTCGATATCTGGGATTCGAAATGGACAGAGGCGCAGAAGCGTGAAGCCGTTGCCGATGCCATCGCATTCCAGCGGCGCAAGGGCACGCGCGCATCGCTGCGCACCGTCCTCGATCGGTTCGACCAGCTGATCGAGATCGTTGAATGGCATCAGGACCGCGAAGTTCTCGACCCGTTCAGCTTCCGCCTGGAATTGCCCCTGCTGGCGCAAAGCGACGTCTTCTATGACGAAGCGCTGGTCAATCAGATCATGCGCGATATCGCCCAGGTGAAGCCCGTGCGCGCGCATATGCTGGCGGTCTACCGCGTCCGCGCCGAGGCGCAGGCCTGGCTGGTATCCGCTGCCCAGGCCGGCGGCCTCACCCGGCTCGACAGCAAGGCCGACCAGGCGAGCGCGATCAATCCCGTCTGGGCGACCTATCTCCAGACCGCCGATGGTGAGCCGATCCTCTCGCTTGGCGACGACTTCCTCATCGTCACCCCCGTTCCGTTCCGCCTGCTGCTGGAGGGAGGCGGCTACCGGCTGCTCGAAACCGGCGGCCGCCTTCGCGCAGGATAGCCATGGCCAATCTCGACAAAAAAGCATCCCAGCTTGATCCGCCAGCGGCGATAACTGAGGATGATTACTGGGCGGGCGTCCAGGGCGGTACCGACAAGAAGTTCACGCCGGCGCTGATGCGCTCGCTGCTTGGCGTGCCCAGGGCGGTGGCCAATCTGACGGCGGCCGCCTCGCTGGTGGCGATCGTCGCCGCCGGCGGCGCCGTTCGCGTCAATCGCAGCGCTACGCTCACCCTGTCGAGCACAGCCCACCGCCTGACCCAACCTGTCGACGGGACGCTCGATCTTAATGGCAGCAAGCTGCTGTTCGGCTACACCGACACGTCGAACAGCACTAACTTCAATGCTGTGGACGTCCTCAATGGCACGGTGGAGATCGCCGCAGGCTGCAACATCCACCGGCTATTCCGCTTCCAGCAGGACGGGGGACGGCTCGATGATGTGACGGTTCAGTCCGTCAATTTCATCATCAACAGCAACGACACCAACGATGCGGCGATCCGTGTCGAGGGTGATTTCTTCTCGTCCAGCAATCTCACGCTGAAGAACATGCGCATCGGCTGCATGGTCCTGGGCCAGAACGCCTATTTCGAAAATCTCCAGGCCTACGGCATGACCAAGGCGCTGGTGGGCAATGGTGGCAGCGCCGTTGTTGACGTGTTCACTTTCGACGGCACCGGTAGCGTGTCGACCACCGATCCCGGCCATAACGCGATCGGCGGCAACTGGAAGTATCTGAGCGTCAACAAGTTTCGCATCACCTTCATGGGTGAGCATGGCATCTACGTCGCTGGCGACGGCAAGAATGCCAATCAGGAAGTCAGCTTCACCGGCGGCTATATCGCCCGCACCGGCCAATGCTCGTTCAAGGCCAAGGACTATTCGCGGGTCCATGCCTTCGACATCAACGCCGTCTACTCCAGCTACGGCAACACGCCGGGCATCAATGAGGAAGGCTTCCGCTTCCAGCGCAACGGCCTGGTCACCGGCGGCGCGCTCAATATCACCAGGGAACTGGTCAATGGCGTTCCCACCGGCAATGCCGGTTGGGCGCATATGTTCTTTTCGGGCAACGATGTCGTTGAGCTGCTGACCGAAAGCTATGCCGAGGGTAGCGGTCGCGGCATCCATATCGGCGTCGATGATAGTGATGCGAGCATCCCGCACGGGCGTATCACTGTCAGGGTTCGGCACAAGAATCTGGGCGGCCCGTCTGTCGAGGTGGCTGATGGCGCCATCATCAACGACGTCATCACCATTTATGCAGATATCGACGGATGCCCCGGCGCACCGGTGACGATCGGCACCGGCGTCACTTTTGGCCCCAATGGCAAGATCCGCGTCATCGGCACCTATCGCGGTTGCGGGGCGCCGCCACCGGCGTCCACGGCCAATGTCGACCTGTCGGGCCTGCGCTCGGCCGACAACCTCATCCCGAACGTGGATCGCCGTATCTCGCCCTGGGTGGCAGCCGCGACCCTGACGATCGCCGCCAGCAATCTCCCCGAGATCAGCGAGTTCGGCAACCAGGGCGGCACCATCGCCAGCTTCACGGCGGTGCTGCCGGTCGGGAAGGATGGGCAGAAGGTCAACCTGCGCACGCGCGCAGCGGTGACGGCGCTCACCGTCACCGCTTCCGGTGGCGCGGCCGTCTATGGCGCGCCGGGCAGCTTCGCCGCCGGCGGCCACGCCACCCTTGAATTTGTCGCATCCGAAAATGCCTGGTTCCGGGCGGAGTGAGGTAGGCCATGGACCCCATCATCTTCATGATTACCACCGCCGGGCTGGACGCGCTGGTCAACGCCCAGGGCGGATCGACCGCGCCGATCGAGGTCGTGTCGGTAGGCATCACGCCCAATGCGTTTGTGATGGCGCCGACCATCACCAGCCTGCCCGGCGAACTCAAGCGGATCGATGCGGTATCGGGCCAGGCGGTAAGCGAAACGGTCATCCATATGACCGCGCAGGACGCCAGCACCGATATCTATGAACTGCGCGGCCTTGGTCTGTATCTGGCGGACGGCACGCTGTTCGCGGTCTACAGCCAGGCCACGCCGCTCTTCCGCAAGGTATCGATCAGTTTCTTCTTGCTGGCGCTCGACATTGGCTTTTCCAACGGCGTGGCCGGTGCCATCACCTTTGGCGACACGACCTTCCTGCTCCCGCCCGCCAGCGAGACGATCAAGGGCGTGGCCGAAATCGCCGATGCGGCCGAGGCCGCCGCGGGCACCGACGATGAGCGGATCATCTCGCCCAAGAAGCTGCGCCAGGTGCTCGATGCGCTGGGCCAGCTGATCGCGCCCGGTAGCCCGAACTTCTCGGCCGCCTTCACCGCGCTGCTTGCCCGCACCATCACCGGGTCTGGGCTGGTGACCGGCGGCGGCAATCTGACCGCGAGCCGCGTCCTTTCCGTGCTGGCCGCCAGCGCCGCCGATGTCGCCGCCGGCACCGCGTCCGACAGGGCAATCACGCCCGCCGCGCTTTCGGGCATGCTCAAGTCCATCACCCAGAATGGCCATGCCTTCATCCCCGGCATGGGCGGCCTGCGCCTGATGTGGGGCCGCTTCACCTCGATCAGCAATGGCAGCACCGCCGTGCTGTTCCCCGACAGCTTCGCCAGCGCCTGTTTCGTGGTGCTGAGCGACGGCGTGAAGGGCAGCGGCGCCGACAGCCAGGATAATGCCGCCGGCGTCGATTATGCGACGATCACGCCCTCGGGTTTCTCCGTCTTTTCCGCCGACGATAGCAGCAATGCCTGCGGCTATATCGCCCTGGGAGCCTGATCCATGGCCATCTTCTATTCCGCCAGCACTCCCGGCTTCTTCGACGATAGCATCCACGCCGCGCTGCCGGCTGACGCCGTTCAGGTCACCGATGATGAGCATCAGGAACTGCTCGCGGCCCAAGGTGCCGGCGCCGCGATCAGCGCTGGCAGCGACGGCGCGCCCCGTGCGCGGATGCCCAGCCTCACCATCGCCCAGCGCCGCGCCATGGCGGTGCGCCAGGTGAAGCGCGAAGCCGCGCGCCGGATCGACGGCATCGCGCCCATCTGGCGTCAGTTGAACGACCAGCGCGCCCCTTCCGATGCCGGCGCCGCCCGCTTCGCCGCGATCGATGCGGTGCGCGCCGCCTCCGACGCGATCGAGGCGCAGATCGCCGGCGCCGCAAAGGCCGCCCTGGTCGCGCTCGACATCCCCAATCATCCCCTCTGGCCTGCGGAGTAACCCATGCCCAAGATCGCAGAGCTTCCCGACTTTGAAGGCGAACTCACCGGCACCGAACTGATGATTGTCGAGGATGCCGAAGGGACGAAGGTCGCCCCGGTATCGGTGATGGCCACGCGCGCCCAGCTGCTCAGCGTTACGCCCACCAGCGGCAACCAGCTGTCGGTCAGCAGTTCGGTCTATGATTATCTGAACGGCGCCGTGCCGATCATTCGCAGCGGTCGCCGCGTGGGCTGGACCATTCCGGTCGGGGCCACCGCGATCGGCAGCTATGTCGTCGCCTTCATCCCCCTCCATTACCAGACTGTGCGCCTGCTCAAGGGCTGCACCGTGCGTATCCGCACCATCGTCAGGGCGTCGGCGGGCTATCTCGATGCCATCGCCTTTGGCGGCAATGCGGTGCAGGTGCGCCGCCGCGACGGCACGCTGTCCACCAATGAGGGCGAGCAGCTGGGCACGCCCTATCAGGTGGGCGAACAGCTGGTGCGCGACTTCGCCTATGTGATGCAGGGGGACGAGGTAGCATTCGGTGCCACCATGCAGGTCGGGCCGGGCCATGCGGCGCTGACCAGCGAAGCCAGCTTCGAAATCGTCTCGATCGCCTGGGATGTCCTGGTCGCCGTGCCGCTCGATGGCGCGCCGGTCGGCGTCGATCTGGCACTGGACGCGCGGGCAAGCCAGATGGCGCCCAGCGTCGATATCTTTGCCGGGATCGAGGGCGTCGAGGATGTCGCCTATCTGAAGAACGGCGCGACCCTGCTGCGCGACGGTCGCGATCGGGGCATCGGGCTTTCGCTACCGATCGGCGCCACCGGCCTTGATAGCACGGTCCAATGGCGCTGGGGCCTTAATGGCCGCAAGCGCAGCCTGCTTGCCGGCGCCCAGCTGATGCTGGTGCTGGGGTTCGATACGTCCGACTGGTGGGATCGCGCGCACAGCCTCAACATGCAGGCGCGCACGCTGGCCCTGACGCCGGTCGATATCGTCACCTCCAATGTGTTCGACGCCCAGCTGTCGAAAAACCGCCGCGTCATGGCCTTCACCTTCGCCATGCCCGCCGGCGTCGACCTGGACGATCTGCGCCCCTTCCTGCGCCTGGCCGGCGCCGGCGCCGCGACGGCGGCCGAATCGCTGATCCTGACCGACGCCACCCTGCAAATTGTCCGCACCGCGTCGGACATCGGCAAGGCGGCCGAGCAGACCGGCGCGCTGGCCGATGAAAGCGCCCGCGCCGATGCCGTGCGCCAGGCGGCCGCCACGATCGCGGGCACCGGCGCGCGGGTCGGCCGCCGCCTCAAGCTCGCCAGCTTCGCCAGCATCGCCGCCGCGCTGATGCAGGCGACCATCCTCGCCGCGCCCGGCGACATGGCGGCGGTCATCCTGCCCGAAGGCAGCTATGCCGAAAACTCGCTCGGCAAGCTGCTGACCGGCACCGATGGCGACCATGTCGTGCTGCGCGGCGCCGGCATCGGCCGCACCAACATCATCGCCCGCCTGCCGGCCACCAGCGACCAGGCGACGATCCGCGCGACCAGCACGCTCGATTTCAACGGGACGCAGGATATCGAGGATCTGACCGCGATCCTGCGCAACGGCCGCTATGCCGTCCATATCGACGCGGTGAAGTTCCGGCCCGACAGTCGCCTCACCTATCGCAATGTCGAGGCGATCCACGAAGGCAATGACGAGGCCGACGCCCATCATGGCGTTTCCGTCTGGCCATCGCAGCATGGCTTTGCCATCGGCACCTGCTCGGGCAGCCATTATCTGTTCGAAGGATGCCGGGGCACGGCGCCGCGCGCGGCTTTCTCCGCCCACAACCAGACCGACTTTGCCGATCCGTCGAAGGTCGAACTGGTCAATGGCCGCTATGTCGCGACCAGGGACGGCGGTTGGGCGGTGCGGCTCGAATCGATCGGCTCGCGCGTCATGGATCGCTGCATCATCCGGGGCAACACGCTCTCGGGCGAAATCAGCCTGGCCGTCACGCCCTGGTCGCCCGTAGCGCTGGCCGATCAGCCCGCCGATCGGCGCGAGTGGGAAATTGTCGGCTATGGCAACAGCCCCGCCGTCTTCCGCCCCGAAAGCTGGTCGCGCGCGCTGCGCATCGTCTCGGCCGCCACCGGCGTCAATTCGAAGGTGGAGATTGGCGGCACCGCCCAGCTGATCCTGTTCACCCGCCCCGCGATCCAGCGCGCCGGCGATATCGGCCTGTCGGGCGATGCCTATAGCTGGGGCTGCATTCAGGATCAGGTCGGCGTCGGCCCGAACCGCGACCAGTTCATCACGGGCCTGGGCAAGCGCCTGGGCAACCGTACCGCCGCGCCTGTCACCCTGACGGTGCGGCTGAATGGCGGGTCGGCGATCAGCATCCTCTTCAACCAGGACTTCACGCTATGGACCAACGCGCAGGTGCTGGACTTCATCAACGCGGCGCTCGGCGGCGCGGCCATCGCCAGCGAATATGATGTCGAGGGCCTCTATCGCCCGCTGCTCATGGATGAGGAAGAAGCGCTGATGAACAGCGCCGGCATCACCATCCACAAGGGAATGGCGCTCGCCCGCGACGTCGGTGGCGCGCGCACCGTGCGGCCGATGACGGCGCAGGATGATTATGGCGCCTTCGCCGGCATCGCCTGGGAAACCATCCGCCCCGGCGCCTATGGCCGGGTCAAGACGCGGGGCTGGCTGCCGCTGCTCGATGTCCTGCGCACCGGCGACGCCATTCTTTCCCAGGGCGAGGCGTTCGGCATCGATCCGGCAAAGCCCGGCTATCTCGTCTCGGGCCGGCTCGACGGCAGCGGCCTGCTGCGCGTGGTGCGCCCCTCGCTGGGCGCGGGCCTTACCACGCTGGAGGTGGCGCCGGGCATCAATGCCGCGCAACGGCTCCCGATCGTCCAGGGCGCCCGCATGCCGGTCACCCATGGCGCCATGCCGGTGCAGACCGACGAAACCGGTTTGGCCTCGCTGGTCATGACGCCCGAAGGCCTGGACGGGCATTTCGCCCGCCCCGGATCGCAGCGCGTGCCGGTGACGCAGGGCCGGCGCGCGGTGATGATCGACCAGGACGGCGCCACGCCGATCGCGTTCGATCAGGATGGCCGGATCATCCTTGGCCCGCTGGCATCGGAGCCGGTCGTGCGCATGCCGGTGACCGGCGGCATCCTGCCCTCGCACCAGACCAGCGATGGCGAAGTGCTGCGCGGCCAATATGACGGCGTGCCCTATGATCCTGGCGCCGTCGCCCGCGCGATCGCCGATCCCGATGGCGAAGACGCGCTCGGCCGTAAACAGGCCGCCGTCTATGATGTGGCGCCGGGCACGATGATGCCGACGCGACGTGTTATCAGTTTATCGCAGCAGGGCGACCTGACCCCGCTGGAGGTGGTCGCGCCGGGCATCCTCCGCGTGAAGGGACCGGACCCGCTCTATCCGATCGGCGTCGTCACTTGGCGGCGGCTGATGTCCACCACCGCGCTTGCCCCGCTGTTCCTCGACATCATCGGCAAGCTCGGCCAGTCCAATGGCCTGGGTATTGACGCGGATGCGCTGGGCAACGCCCCCAATCCCAAGTTCACGCTACAGGCGCCGCTGCCCGGCATCTGCCTGACCTTCAACGGTGGGCCGCATCCGCACCAGTCCGCCGGCGGATCGGGCGATGCTGGCACCCCCATCACCGCCGATCGCTACACCAGCTTTATCGACATGGTGGTGGGCGAACGCGAAGGCCAGGGCCTTGGCGCGGCGGAAGCCTATGCGATGGCCATGGGGCCGTCGGCCAGGGTACTGCTCATCAATCAAAGCTTTTCCGGGACCAGCTTCACCAACCTGGTCGGCGCCTCCGCCGGCGCCGACGCGCAGCCCTGGACTGACTTCCGCACCATGATCTCGGCTGCCGCCAGTCTGGCCGCCGCGCTCGGCATGACGGCGCGCGTTCGGGGCATCATCTGGAACCAGGGCGAGAATAACGACGCCGACACCGTCGCCCAATATGTCGGGCGGCTCGACATCCTGCGCCTGAAGGCGGACGCGCTCAAGGATCTGACCGGCCAGTCCGATCCGATCCCGCTTATCCTGTGTCAGCCGGCATCCACCAGGGATCTGAATAGCGGTCTGCCGCAGCCCGCAGCGCTCGCCATGAGCAACTGGGCCGCGATCCCGGCCAACTTCGCCGTTGCCATGCCGCTCTATTGGGGCACCACCAACGACGTCCCGACCGTGCATCACCTGGCGCAGTCGCATCGCCATTTTGACGAACTGGCCGGGCATCTGATCTGGGAGATGGTGACCTATGGCCGCGTCCGCTGGCCGCGCCTGATCTCGGCCAACCGCAAGGGCCGCAAGGTGACGGCGATCATGTCGGAGCCGATCACGATCGACACTGATGGCGTCCTTGATCCGGGCCAGTTCGGCGTCAGCTATCGCGACGGCACCGCCGCGCGGACGGTTTCTGGCGTCCGCGTCGACGGCAATATCGTCACCTTCCTGGTCGACGCGCCCACCGGCCTGGGCGAGGTCGCCTCGATCGGTTGCCATGGCGCCAAGGTCTATGCCGATGTCGCCACCTCTACCCCCAACCGCAACGGCATGGGCCGCCAATATGGCCTGCGCTCCTGCCTTCGTTCCCTGCGCTTCCATGGCTCGCATACGACCGGTCGCCCGCTGTTCCTCTGGGCGCAGCAGCAGGAAATCCCCGTCACCGTCTCGGCTTAACGAAAGGACTCATCATGGCGCTTCCGGCCACCCGTGGCAGCACGCTCATCACCCGCTCTTCCGGCGCGAAGGGCGGCCAGTATCTCGACATCACGAAGGAGGAGATCGACCTCGTCAATTTTGACGGCCTCGACTTCTGGGTCGATGGCAAGAGCCTGGTCGCCGGCAGCGCCACCGCCCTGCGCGATCGTTACAACGGCCTGGCCGGCGCCGTGGAAAATGGCGTCACCCGCGCGCCCTCGGGCGGGACGAAGGACAATATCGGCTTTGTCTGGGGGGCGGCCGAGACCTCGCAGCGTCTGGCGTTCCCGACCTATGTGGTGCCGGCGACTTACACGTTCAGCTTCGCCCTCAACCCGGCCAACATCGCCAATGGCACGAGCAGCATCCGCGCGCTCGCCTATGAACTGCCCAACGGCGAATATCTGGGCAGCTGGCTTGAACAGACCAATGTCGGCGAAGCGCTGGATCTGCGCTGGCGCCATGGCGCTGCCGGCGGGTTCAACATCGACCAGGCCGTGCCGCACAGCGTCCGCTCCATCCTGACGGTCCATTATGACGCGGACGCGGGCCGCATGGCTGCGTTCCTGGGCAAGACGATGATTGGCGCCGCCCTGCTGGAAAATGCGAAGGATGATGCGGTGGGCCTCTGGCTGGGCGGGCGACCCGGTACCACGACGCCGGCGCACAAGTTTGTCGGCATGATCGAAAGCATGGCCGTGGTGCGCGATCTGAAGATGTATTCGGCCGACGCGGCATCGACGGCGAACGTGCGCCGCAATGCCTTCATCGACCTGTTTGCGGCCGTCTACGGGATTCCAGTCTGACACTGCCGATGCCGTGCCAGTGCAGATGCCTTCTACACTTGCACGGCAGAGCTGGGTGCTCTCGTGTGAAGCGCAGTGACCGATTTGCGCCCCATCCACGCCGTTCGGCGCCTCACTTCCATTCTCGGAAGCGGTCATTCGTTCAGATTGCGCTACCCATCTGGGGGTAAAAAGCTGCCGGTCGGCCGTCGACCACTTTCGGTCTTAGGCGCAATCTTGTACCTTCACAGCATGATGGAATGAGGCTGGTCATGCTGAAAGCAAACTTACTTTTACACCCAGCGGTTGGGTTGCTGCGGATAACGCTCAGTCTCGCACTCGCCGCATATTTCTTCTGGCTTATCTGGTCAGGTGACCATGCTGGGTATGGCACATGGAGTGCAATGTTCGTGATGACGATGTTTAATTTCGTTGTTGATCGCGCAAAGCGGAACGGCCGCTAACCACCCATCCCGGCGATTTAATGGACTGAACGAAGCGATGATTCGCGCCGGTGCGGTCGGTCCGGTTTATGTTTGCGCCAAATCCGACGCCTGGACGGCCCGCACGGGTGGATTGGAGACGGTCAGGTTTGGAGTAATGGCCGGCGATAGCGGACGATGCGCGGAAAAATCGTTCTGCAACCAACGCCCCCTTGCGGACATTACCGTCAACCGGCTTAACGTCTGAGATCGGGGGAAGCGAACACAAAAATATGGCTCATTCGCTGTCAATTTGCGGAGTGCCTAGCTTTTGACCCTTCCGTGCGGCTATTCCATCTAGGAACGCACACATAGTTCTCATTCGGCCGCTTTGGTCCGGGCGATGGGAGGATGATGGCAGCGAGTATTTACTATAGAGATTGCCCGCCTCGAGAACCTTACCGACACGGTATCCGCAGACTGTTGAGAACGGGCTGTTGGCAATGCAGCGATTCAAGAATCTCAATTCAAAACTACTTAAGCGCTTGTTGAGTTGATGCGTCCTCGCTTCTTCAACCCCTTGATCGAATTTATCGCTAACCCAAGCGCTGAGGTCAAAATAGCCTTCATACGGAACCCAGCCATTTCGCTGTTTCACTGACGTTATGTCGCCAAGGATCGCCTCGCTATCATAACCGCATTTTCGAAAATGGAAATCGGGGTCTATTGAATACATCGGGATTGCCTGAGGAAAGGCATCATCGAAGGTTCGTAAGAGCCGCAAAGCGTCGCTGGGCGGCCTCTCTCCTTCACTGGCGGGTAAAAATGAAATCAATGCAGCAAAGGCGATCGGTCCAAGAAATAAGGCGGAAAGAGCAAGGCCCAGAATACGCAGCGGCATAAGCATGGTCATTCAACTCGCGTAGCTTTAACCCTTCAACTGCTAATCTGCGCCGCCAACGTCGGCAATGTTGTCGTTAGCTTCCATTGGCGAGCGATGTTGGCACCGTCCTCTTTCCACCCCTTTTGGCCATAATCGTCGCTCAATGGAATGTCCGTTTCCGGGAAGCCGTGCATCATGGATCAACGTCTTGGAATGGTCGACGGCCGACCGACAGCTTTTTCCATCCGCGACCGATCGCCAGCCCCGAAAGAGGACCGGCGGCTATCGCCCACTGTCCAGCTGAAACCTGCCAGTCAGCAAACGGCCAAACGCAGCCATAATGGCATGTCGTATGAATGCAGCCTGTGACTATTCGCCGTTCCGTGCATTTGTAGAGGCGGCCTCTACAAATGCAGGGCCGCGCCAACCCGCATTGCCGGCGCCATGGTCGCCCCCATGGCGCAAAATCCAGATACCGAACGGCTGACCGGCGAAGTTCTCCGCTATGGGACCATCGCGTCCGTCGATCTGGCCAATGCCACCTGCACCGTCGAAAGCGGTGATATCGTCACGGGCGATCTGCCCTGGATCGCCCAGCGCGCCGGTGCCGTCATTGCCTGGTCCCCGCCTACCGAGGGCGAGCAATGCCTGTTGCTGGCGCCGGAGGGCGATCTTGCCTGTGGCCTGGTCATCGTCGGCCTCTATTCCGACGCTTGCCCAGCGCCGTCGTCTTCGGCCGATATCACCCTGCTCAAATTCCCTGACGGCGCGATCCTTTCCTACGATCATGCCGCGCATGCGCTTTCTGCCACGCTGCCCGCCGGTGGCACCGTCGCCATCACCGCAGATGGCGGCACGACGATCACCGGGCCTCTGCTGGTCAAAGGCAAGATCGAAGCGACCGAAGACGTCGTCGCCGCCGGCATCAGCCTCAAGGATCACAGGCACGGCCAGGTGCAGGCCGGCACCGCGCAGTCGGGGAAACCCGTCTGATGGCTGGCATGGCCCGCCAGACCGGCGCCACGCTCGATGGCGTGGACCACATCATCCAGTCCGTCAGCGACATCCTCTCGACGCCGATCGGCACCGTCGTAGGCCTGCGCGAATATGGATCGCAGGTGCCGGCTCTCATTGACCAGCCCATGACGCCGGCGAACCTGCTGCGGATCTTCGCCGCCGCTGCCACGGCGCTGGCCAAATGGGAAAACCGCATTCGCGTCCGCCGCATCGGCCTCATCGCCGGCAGCCGTCCCGGCGCCGCCACCATGGCGATCGAGGCGAAGCGCACCGACACCGGCGCCACCGCCGGCCTTTCCCGCCTTCTCGTCCCTCTCTCCCTCTGACCATAGGAGCCGTCATGGCCACGACCGCCTTCAAACATGGCATTACCGTTACCGAGGTCACCGATGGCGTCCGCACGCTGACGGCCGTCTCCACCGCCATCATCGGCCTGGTCGCCACCGCGACCGACGCCGACGCCACCGTCTTCCCGCTCGATACGCCCGCCCTTGTCAGCGACGTGGAAACCGCCATCGGCAAGGCAGGCGTGACCGGCACCCTTTCGCGCAGCCTGCGCGCCATCGCCGACCAGACCCGCCCCATCATTGTCGTCATCCGCGTGGCCGAGGGCGAGGACGATGCCGAAACCGCCAGCAACGTCATCGGCACCACGGCGGTGGATGGCACCCGCACCGGCATGCAGGCGCTGCTCAGCGCCGTGGCGCAGCTGGGCGTGGTGCCCCGCATCCTGGGCACGCCGGGCCTCGAAAGCCAGGCGGTCACCACCGCCTTGGCCGTCGTCGCCAAAAAGCTGCGCGCCTTCGCCTATGCCCGCGCGATCGGCACCACGGTCGCGGCCGCCACACTCTATCGCGTCAATTTCTCGCAGCGCGAACTGATGCTGCTGATGCCCGACTTTCTCGCCTGGGACACGGCGCAGGACGAAAATGTCACCAGCTTTGCCGCCGCCCGCGCCATGGGCCTGCGCGCGCTGATCGATGAAAGCACCGGCCCGCACAAGACCCTGTCCAATGTCGCGGTGCAGGGCGTCGTCGGCCTCACCCAGCCTATCCATTGGGATATCGAGGATCAGGATACCGATGCCGGCCTGCTCAATGCCTCGGAAATCACCGCCCTGATCCGGAAAAGCGCCGGTTTCTACTTCTGGGGCAACCGCACCTGTTCCGACGATCCGCTCTTCGCCTTCGAAAGCAGCGTGCGCGTGGCGCAGCTGCTGGCCGATACAATCGCCAAGGGCATGGACTGGGCGGTGGACAAGCCGCTGACGCCCAGTCTGGCCAAGGATATCATCGAGACGATCAACGGCCTCTTCCGCAACCTGAAGGCCGCCGGCGTCATCCTGGGCGCGGAAGCCTGGTATGACGAGGCGTCGAACCCGATCGACAGCCTCAAGGCCGGCAAGCTGCGCATCCGCTACAAATATACGGTGCCGCCGCCGCTGGAGGATCTGGGCTTCTACCAGCAGATCACCGACGAATATTTCGCCGACTTCGCCTCTCAGCTGACCGACGTCGGCTGATCGGGCGCGCCTTCCTTCCCCCTTTACCATAGGAGCCTGCGATGGGTCTGCCCCGCGTCCTCAAGGATATGATGCTGTTCAACGAGGGCTTTGCTTATCTCGGCGAAGCCGCATCCGTCACTTTGCCCACCCTCACGCGCAAGATGGAGGAATGGCGCGGCGCCGGCATGTCGGCGCCGGTCAAGCTGGACATGGGCATGGAGGCGCTGGAACTGGAGTCAGCCTTTGGCGGCCCGATGCGCGACATCCTGCGCCAGTTCGGCGTGGTGACGGTTGCCGGCGTCTATCTCCGCTTTGCCGGCGCCTACCAGCAGGACGATAGCGGTGCCGTCGACCAGGTCGAAGTCATCGTGCGCGGCCGCCATGAAGAGATCGAGATGGGCGAGCAGAAGCCCGGCGAGGTCGGCGAATTCAAGGTGAAGTCGGCCCTGGCCTATTACAAGCTGGTCTGGAACGGCCGCACGGAAATCGAGATCGACCCGCTGGGTGGCATCGAAATCGTGGACGGCGTCGATCGCTCGGCCGAGCGCCGCACCGCCATCGGCATCTTCTGATCCATCCTGCCCGGCCTCGCGGTCGGGCAGGCCCTCCTTCCTCGATAATCAGGCGACATTCCCATGAGCGACCAGCCCAACGCCCCCACCATGTCCACCATCACCCTCGACACGCCGATCGTCAGCGGCGACATCACCATCGCGCAGGTGCAGGTGCGCAAGCCTCAGGCCGGCGAACTGCGCGGCCTCAGCCTCTCCGCGCTGCTCAACCTCGACTATGCCGCGCTCGAAACCCTTCTGCCGCGCATCACCATCCCAACCCTGCACAAGGCGCAGATCATCGCCATGGACCCGTCCGACTTCACCCAGCTGGGCAGCGAAGTGATGGATTTTTTGCTGCCGAAGGGCGCCAAGGCGGCGCTCTCCCAGACCGGGTAGATGATGCCATGGCCGACGTGGCGGTCATCTTCCATTGGGGGCCGCCCGTCATGGACCCCATGGACCTTTCCGAACTGATGCAATGGCGCGGCCGCGCCGCCAAGCGGGCGGGCGCCGACAAATAGGGGCGCCCCATGGACCGCAATCTCCGCATCCGCATGTTGCTCGAAGGCGCCGACCGGCTGACGCGCCCCATGCGCGAAGCCGCCGGCGGATCGTCCCGCTTGTCCCAGGCTTTGCGCGTCACCCGCGACCGGATGAAGGAGATCGAGCGGGCACAGGCCGATATCGGCGACTTCCGCCAACTCAAAACTGGCCTAGCTGAAACATCGCGCAAGATGAAGGAAGCCGAAGCGCGCAGCACTCAATTGGGCCGCGCTATCGCCCAGACCGAAAACCCGACCAAGAAGATGCGCCGGGAATTCGAGCAGGCCCGCCGCGAAACTGTCCGTTTGTCGAACAGGTACGAGGAACAGGGCGGACGTCTACAGACCCTGCGCACCCGCATGGCGGCTGCCGGCATCTCCACCCGCGACCTAGTGTCCCATGAACGCCGGCTGCGCACCGAAGCCGCCTCGACCAACGACACCCTGCGCCAGCAGGAACAGCGGTTGCAGCAGCTTGCTCGCGCCGCTGCCGCCCGCAATCAATTCTCGCAGATCCAGGGCACCGCTACCGGCCTTGCTGCCGGCGGCGCGGCGGCGGTCGGCACCGGCATGGTGATCGCCCGTCCCCTGGAAGACGCGGTCGAGGGCGCCATGGAATATGAGTCGGTGATGACCGACATCAATCAGAAGGTGAACCAGACCCGCGAGGCCGGGCGCCGGATGGGCAAGGATCTTCAGGTCGCCGCGCTGGCCGTCAACCAGATGCCCGCGGATCTGCAAAAGGGCGTCGATGCCCTGACCGGCTTCGGCCTGGGCGGCCGCGAGGCAACGGACATGATGACGCCGATCGGCCGCGCCGCCACCGCCTACAAGGCGCAGATCGAGGATCTGAGCCGCGCCAGCTTCGCCGCGCATGACAATCTCAAGGTGCCGATCGACCAGACGGGCAAGGCCATCGACGTCATGGCGCAGGCGGGCAAGTCGGGCGCCTTCGAAGTGAAGGACATGGCGCAATATTTCCCCGAACTCACCGCCTCAATGCAGAGCCTTGGGTCGAAGGGCGTGCCCGCCGTCGCGGATCTGGCCGCCGCGCTCCAGATCACCCGCAAGGGCGCAGGCGATAGCGCCGGTGCTGCGACTAACCTCCAGAACCTGATTTCGAAGATCAACGCCGGCGACACGATCAAGAATTTCGCCAAGTTCGGCATCGACATCCCCGCTGCGATGAAGAAGGCGGCGAAGGATGGCCGCAGCCCGATCGAGGAAATCGTGCGCCTGACCCAGCAGGCCACCGGCGGCGACCAGGCTAAGCTATCCACCCTGTTCGGCGACATGCAGGTGCAGCAGGCCCTGCGTCCGCTGATGTCGAACCTGAAAGAATATCAGGCGATCCGGGCCGACGCGCTCGGCGCCAACGGCACGGTGAATACCGACTTTGCCGATCGCATGAACGATGGCGCGGAAAAGGTGAAGCGCCTCCAGATCCAGTCCAAGCTTTTGAAGGACACGATCGGTGAGCAGCTGATGCCCACGGTCGCGAGCGCTTCGGAATATTTCTCGGGCTGGGCCGCGCGCATTTCCGACCTGGCGCAGCGTCACCCCAATCTGACGCGCGGCGTCGCTGTCGCCGCCGGCGTCATGGCCGCGCTGTTCGTAGTGCTGGGCGGCGGCGCGATCATCATCGCCGGCCTGGTCGCGCCCTTCGCCGCGCTGGCCGGCGCCGCCACGCTGCTCGGCATCGGCATGTTGCCGCTGATCGGCATTGTCGCCGGCGTCATGCTCGGCATCGGCCTGCTGGTCGGCGCCGGATATCTGATCTACGCTAATTGGGGAAAGATCGGCGCATGGTTCTCTGGCCTGTGGGAAGGCATAAGGGCGACCGTCTCCAGCGCCATCCAGGGGCTAATCAGCGCGTTCCTCAACTTCACCCCCCTTGGTCTGCTGGTGAAAGCGTTCCTGCCTGCCCTGGCCTATCTGCGCTCGATCAATCTGGTCGACGTTGGCCGCAATCTGATCCTTGGCCTCATCAACGGCATCACCGGCATGCTCGGCTCGCTCAAATCCACCATTGTCGATGCCGCCGGATCGGCCGCGCGATGGTTCAAGGAAAAGCTGGGCATCCATAGTCCCTCCCGCGTCTTCCAGCAGTTCGGCGGATACATGATGCAGGGCCTCGACGGCGGCATCCAGTCCGAGCAGCGCGCGCCGATTGACCGCGTCAAGGCGCTGGCGGCAGACATCAGCCGCGCCATGGCCGTGGGCGCCGCCACGCCGACTATCGCCTCCGCCGCGACCGGCACCGGCGCGCCGCCCGCGATGGCGCGTGGCGCCCCCACCGGCTCCGCGCAGCCGGCCATCTACAACCTCCACTTCCACGGCGTCAGGGGCAGCCCGCAGGACATTGCCCAGGCGGTGAAGGACGCGCTGGAGCAGCTGGATCGCGAACGGCGTGGTCGCGGCTTTGACGATCAGGGAGATTATTGATGCTGATGGCACTGGGCATGTTCATTTTTGAGATCCCGACGCTGGCCCATGATGAGATGCAGCGCAAAGCCCAATGGGTGCATGCGCGCTCAGGCCGCGTCGGCGCCCGCGATGCCACCCAATATGTTGGACCAGGCGCGGAAACCGTCAGCCTGTCGGGCGCCGTCTATAGCGAAATCACCGACGGCGCGGTCTGCATCGATCAGCTGCGGGCGATGGCGGACGAAGGCGATGCCTATCCCCTGCTCGACGGCACTGGCCTTGTGTTTGGCAACTATGTGATTGAGGCGATCGATGAACGCCATGCCGCCATCATGGCTGATGGCCGTGCACGTCGCATTGACTTCGCCATCGACCTCCTGCGCGTCGATGATCCGGCGACGGATGAGGCGGCTGCATGAGCGCCGGCACCGGCAATGTCGCGGACTGGCGTGTCACGCTTGATGGCAAGGATCTGACCGATCGCATGCGCCCGCGCCTCATCAGCCTGTCCCTCTCCGAAAAGCGCGGCGACGAAGCCGACCAGCTGGATATCACGCTAGACGATGGTGACGGGCTGTTGGCCTTGCCGAAGGAGGGCGCCGTCCTGAGCCTGGCGCTCGGATGGAAGCGCGGCCGCGATGTCACCATCGGCCTGGTCGAAAAGGGCAGCTTCAAGGTTGATGACGTCTCGCACAGCGGCCCGCCCGACCAGGTGAAAATCCGCGCGCGCGCCGTCGACTTCACCAGCCAGATCCGCAACCGCCGCGAACAGAGTTGGAAGGCGACGACATTGGACAAGGTGCTGTCCGACGTCGCGGGGCGCAACGGCCTTTCCGCCAAGGTGGCGCCTGCCCTTGCCGCTATCGCCCTCCCTACGATCAGTCAGAGCCGCGAAAGCGACATCGCCTTCCTGCGCCGTCTGGGGCGGGAAAATGGTGCCGTGGCGACCATTAAGGACAAGACGCTGATCTTCGCGCCGATCGGCGCCGGCACCACCAGCAGCGGCAAGGCGCTGCCCGGCGTCACCATCCGCCGGCGCGATGGCGATGGCCATAACTGGCAGCGCCAGACGCGCGATGGGCAGGAAGGCGTGACGGCCAGTTGGCACGACAGGAAGGGCGCGAAGCGCAAGACGGTGACCGTGGGCAAGGAAGATGGGGCCAAGCGCCTACGCAAAACCTATCCCGATGAGGCATCAGCCAGACGCGCGGCAACGGCCGAGCGAGACCGGCTTAAACGCGCGCCGGCAACGCTGGATATGAAACTGGCCCTCGGCCGCGCCGATATCTATCCGGAACAGCGCGCCGACGTTACCGGGATAAAGGCCGGGGTCGACGGCACATGGCTTATCAGCGAGGTGACCCATAGCCTGGACAAAGGCGGAGGCTATTCGACAGGCTTAAAATTGGAAACGATCACGGCTGCTTAGCGTCGCAAAAGGGTGGTTAGCGGACTGTCAGCTTCGGCTTGCACAACACCACTAAGCAGACAATTATGCCTCCCACTAAAGGGAAGGCGAAAGATGCTTGAAGGGCGCGATTGGTGCGGGGTAGGCGGCGCTACTATATCGGAATTAGCTGCCTTAAAAGCGGTTGCCCCTGATGGCATCCCTTCCATCTATCTCGACCTGCTTGCGTTTAGCAACGGGGGCGAAGGCCCCTTGCCTGTCAGCCCATACAACTTCTGCTTGGATACGGCGGCCACGGTGGTCGAGAACATCAAAAACTCAAACCACAGCCAACCTCATCTGCAAGGCTTTCTTATCTTTGGCGGTAGTGGAGGTGGAGAATATCTTGCCTTCGACATTCGTGCACCGGCATCTTGGCATATTGTCACGATCGACATGGTAGCAGGTGGTGACACAGCAGAGGTCGTCGCGCCTGATTTTGACGTTTTCTATGACTGGATCGGGCTAGAGGCAGCAGCGCCCTGAACGTCTAAAAATGGTCGATGTGGGACGTCACCACATGGAGATGGCAGCATAGCCAAATATTATCGAAAGCACCGCCAGCCGGGCAGCATACATCCAATACAAACCACGCCGCTTGTCACGCTTTGGCGAGAGGCCGTATGATGGCATCCGTCCGGTCACGAAACCGCGAATGAGCAACACGATGAACACTACCGCTGCAATAAGTGGAAAAATGCCTATGCTCATTCGGGCACAATGCCGCGAAGCTGCATTTCGGGCAATGTCTGGTTACGGCGTCGCGCGAGATCACTTTGAACAGCCGATTATGGTCGTTTCCAGACCCAAACATCCGTTCGCCCTGAGCCTGTCGAAGGGCCATACTTTTCTTCCAACATAAGCCCAAAAGAAAGAGCCGGGCTTCGACAGGCTCAGCCCGAACGGATGTTGGGTGTCTGCGTTTGGTCGATTTGAGACCGTCCGAACTCGTCCACGTCGCCTTAAGCTACCGAACCTTAGCCCGACTTAGGATAGGAAACCGCCGAGTAGCAGGAAAGCGAACAGCCAAAGCGGCATCCACACCCAAAGGCTGTTCGTTTCCCAGTTCCAGACTGGGCGTAGCTTAGGCCGCCTTAGCAAGCGCCATGTCTTCCAGCGCGGCGAAAACCATGCCTTGCCATTTCTGCTCATCTTCCGTCACGCTACCGTCGGCCTCCACCACATCCTCCGCCGCGTCTAATATGATCCCAGCCAGCAACGCACTTCGTGGGTGCGCATTTAGGCGACTAATCGCGTTCATAAAATCGACGTTATCTGGCGCCAGCTTTCGCGCGCTAATAGCGGCCTTCCGTGACGATTTCCTATCGCCGCCAAAATACACCATGTGCTGTTCGATCGCGCCGTCGATGCTCTCCATCTCTAAAGGATGAAACTCGCCATCGCATCGCGCCAGAAACACTAAAATCGTGATCAGATCGGCCAGGGATTTGTCCGTCGTCCCGATCGCACCTTCACTGGCCAGTAGGTCGAAATGCTTTTTCGGGTTCAGCACCTCTCCTGTCTCAGCGCAATATAGTTCCTTTATACCAGAAATAAGGAACCGACGGCTCGCTTTACGCTCACAGCAATAGGCGAACACCGTCTCCGCGCGACCATAGCCTTCGATCCGCTTGACCACGATGAGCCTTTGAGAACTGTCGCCCTTTGCATCGACGTAGCTGATATGCCCTGCCCAGCCCGAACTATGATCGCGGACCGAAACGTCGGCCGACTCGACGTCAGTCGATGATGTTCGAGCGTTGCGGCTTTTAGGCGCGGTAGGAACGACGCGGACATCGCGAACTGCCGCTGCCAGTTTGGCCAGGTCAACCGGCGCAGATCGAACTGGAACAACCTGCTTCCGCTCTCCCAATTTTTTTAGAAATGCTTCGTCGGCCTGGCGCCGCTGTTCAATATCGGCAGCGCTTTGAAGGGGCGGCACAGGCGACTTGATCTTGTGCTGCGCCTGCCACTCTGCCCGCAATCGTCGATTATAAACGATGATAGGCCAGATGCCGAACACCACCACAGCCCAAAACACGAGCATCGTCACAGTCGCGCCGCTGCCATCCGCCTTATCGTTGGTTGGATAGAATTCGGCAGCAGCGGCTATAGGTACGAGACTGAATAAAAGCAGTGCGCCAGCCTGCCAGCGCGTTGATAGCTTTATCCAACATGGCCGTATCAGTCCGATAATGCCGCCGAAAAAGCTCGCAAGACACGCGATCATCAAAATTGCTTCCAACGACTTGTCCCCCGCGCCGTTCAAATATTTCGAACAGGTAAGTTTCGGGGCAAGCTATTGTCCACAAGGAAATTTCCTGCGCGGCCGTTTACCCCTTTCCTACTCGTTTCGCTTTAGCCAGATACGAGAACGAATCAGGAACATGCAAAGGCGTGCGCGTGAACAAAGCGGTCAGAATGATGCCAGGATGTGAATTCGCGTGCGCCACATGCACCGTGCGATGCGCGTCTATGGTCGCGATTCGGGACGATCTGTGGCGGGAGATTGAACAGCTGCACCGCCTCCAAGCGATGCGACCGACGCTTGATCGAGCGCGAGAGGTCCGCACGCTGCTAAGCCAGCTGGAAGCCGCCGAGCAAGAATGTCAGCGGCTTCGTCCTTCGTCGCCCCTTCCGGTACCAGCACCAGCAGGCTTCGGAACATATCGCGCAAGGCGACCTCATTAGGAAGGACAACAGGCAAGGTGATGCTGATGAACGCCGGACGATTTGATTCGATCTCGCGGGCTTCGGGTTCAACTTCCGAATCTGTAAGGCCCGCCAATGCCATTACATCGGCCGCCTCCACTCCGTAGCCCGTCAAAATTGCAGCGACTCGACGCGCAAAATCCAATGGCAGATGTGGCTTCTTGTAACCGTCGGGGCGCTCGTAGAACGCGTATGATGCGAAAGGAATTTCAAGCTCTTCCGCCATACGACGGATCGACAGCCTGGGCTTGGCCGACAGGCGCAAATCTTTAAGTTTTGGACCGACAGGAGGCATGTCGCAGGGTGTACGAAACTTTTGCACAGCTAGTGAGTGATTTCACGCTTGATTGATGTGTGAATATGCTGCACAAGCCAGTGCATGGAACAGCGCACCTCAATCTTCGCCATGTTCAACGGCATCCGCCCGATGGCCCGCGCCATTGAGGAGCCGCCGTCGAACGTCGCCGCATGGAAGCGCAACAATCGCATTCCTGCCGAAAAGCAGCCCCATGTGCTGGCTGTCGGTTTGAGGCTGGGTCTGCCGATTACCGCCGAACATGTCGTGTTTCCCCTCGGCCGCCCTCACGCGACCTACGACGATCTACCGCCGATGACGCCCCGCGTCCTTTGCGATCGACAGTCCGATTCGCAACGATACGCCGAGCGTCCCAGCATTTAGCGATTTCAGGAAAATGACCGGGCGGGCCTCTACTCCCGCCCGGTCGCACCGCCCTTGTAAGGAGCAAGACCGGCCATGAAGACGATCATCAAGGCGCCGCCCCGCCGCAACCCGCAGGATGCAGAAGCCACTACGAACCGCCCCGAAAATGCGGCGACCGGCAAGCGCTGGCCGTATGGCATCGCGGATTGCCTGATCTTCCTCGCCATCACCATGCCCCTCCTCTTCGCCATGTGCGCCACCGGAAGGCCCGGCGCATAATGGTCGCGACCGTCCAGCATGACGGCATGTTCATGCCGCTTGAAACCTTCATCGACTGCTATCGCATGGTCCGCGTCGATCGCTTCGCCCTTCCGACGATGGCGGGCGATACACGGCTGCTGGCGGTCGATGCTTGCGGCAAGGTTTATGACGATTGCCGCGCCAATCAGGTTGATCTGCGCACCATGCTGGCCTTCCGCCCGATCGACGGGCAGCAGGAACATGAACCCTGCTTCGATTGCGGCACGTCGGCCGACGAAGGTGAGTTCTGCGAAAGCTGCATGGACGATATGGAGTATGGCTGGTGACGAAAGTCCGCGCGCCCCTCTCCTTCTCGCTCGCCATCACCACGGTCATCGGAGTGATTGGCTGGGTCGACGCCGGTCGCATCACGCGCCGCGCCAATCGTACCCTGCGCCATTGGAGCGAGAGCGACAAGAAGGGCACGCCGACGCTCGATCAGGCCATTGCCCTGGACTGCGCCTTTATCGAGGCGGGCGGCGGCTATGCGCCGATCCTCGAAAGCTATGCCCGGCAACTGAACGTTACCCTCGCTCCATCAATGGCATGTCATGCTGCGCTCGGCGAAGACATCGCCGCCCTATCTCGTGAAACAGCCGACGCCATCGGCGCGAGTATCCAGATCATTCAGCCCGGCGCGTCCGCGACCGCCGTGCATCGCGCCATTGCCGAAGCAGAAGACGTCGGGGTCAAAGTGGCCCGCCTTCTGGGCCGGCTCAGATCATTCCTGCCCGGCACTGGGTCGGCGGGTGATAGCCGGGGGATGGCAAATGGGTAATGGTCAGGCGCTTCAAACATCAGGCGGGGAAAATCCGCGCATGCCGGGGGTCGACTGTCCGGCTTGCGGCAAACGCGCCTTTGCCCGCGCGCCGGGCAAGCGGTCGCTGCTCTATCGCGAATTCTACTACCACTGCCGCGACGTGACCGACTGCGGCCATCAGTTCGTCGTCGGCATGTCGGCGCTGCGCACGATCCGGCCCAGCTTCAAGAAGCCGCTCGAATTGCTGCCCATCACCGGCTGGCGCGCGGCCGCGAACGATCGCGCCGCCAATGATGATGGGCCGCCGACCGAACCCGCCATGGATGCCATGAAGACCTAACGGCCTCTCCGCCTTCACTTCCCCAATTTCGCGCCGACCGGCTGAACCCCCTCAGCCGGTGACGCCACCCCTTTGCCCAAAGAACAGGAGTTTCAGACATGCGCCATTCGCCTCTGCCGTCCGCATCCTCTGCGGCAACCGTCGTTTATCCCTGGGAATATGTCGCCATGCGCCGACGCGCAGCCGGCCTGTCGCAAGAGGCACTGGCAACGGCCATGTCCTTCTACAATGAGCCTCACACCTATCTGACCCATATCCGCGCACTGGAGACGGTCGGCCTGCGCTTCCGCGATGTCGTGAATCTGTCCCGCGCCATGCCGTTCAGTATGGACGTCTACCGCCAGTTGGCCGACCTCCCGCCGCATCAGCATCCCCGCCTTTGCGCACAATGCGGTTGGGATGAACGGACCGATCAACAGGATCGCAACGGCGACGATACGACCTGGTCGCGCGCACTCCCCACCATTTGCACCTGCTGCGAGCAGGCCGCGCTGAAACAGGCAGCTTCGGCATGAAGCGCGCTGGCGATGAAGGCCTCCTGCGCCGGTTCGCTAACGCCCTGGGACCGGGAGAACCCGCCGCCGTCATGCGGGCCGTCATCTGGGCGATGATCTGCGCCGGCGGCCTGATCATCTTCAAATTAGCCGCTCTACTTTGGGCGGTCGCCCCGATCCTTTGGGGGGCCTGATGAAGCGCTGCCTTAAACTCTTGCTGATCATCCTAGCCATCCTCGCCGCACCATTTGTTATCGTGGCGACGCTGGCCAATTTGAAGGGAAATTGACCATGTCCGAACGTAACGTCGCCGCTGATCAACTGCGCCTTGGCATCGAGCGCATTGAGCGCCTGGAAGAGGAAAAGAAGGGCATCGGCGACGACATTCGCGATGTCTATCTCGAGTTCAAGGCGCACGGGTACGACATCAAAATCATGAAGCAGATCATCCGTTTGCGGAAGATGGCGCCCCATGATCGGCAGGAGATGGAGGCCATCCTCCAGACCTATCTGGCCGCCCTCGGCATGGAATGA